CTCGATGGCCCAGCGAAGGAGATACTAGGTGACTGCCAACGTCAAAGCCATTACCTGCTGCCTTGGCTACCAGCAACTTGCCACTTTAAGTTCGGCTACGGGTCTGACCGTTCCGACTCGTGACCCGATCTCCGGCATGGACGTGAAAGCCAATTTTGCGCTGATCGTCGCGGAGACGCAGGACGTGCGTTGGCGTGACGACGGCACGGCTCCCACGGCGAGCGTCGGTATGCTGTTGAAAGCGGGCACCATTTTCCAATACGACGGTGATCTGAATAAGATTCAGTTTATCGAAGTGACGGGCAGCGCTAAAGTCAACGTCAGCTATTACGTCTGAGGTCATCATGCAGTTCATCGGTGGATCTTCGGACGTTGATCCGATTGAATACGTCACTAAGCAATTTCCAAAAGAATTTGCGAAATATGTGCAGATACGCGACGAACTGGCCAAGCGTCAGGGCGCGCTGAGCGCGGCTGAAGCGGCACTGGCGGATCGTGAGAAGGCCAAAGGCGAATTGGCGGCTGCGCAGGCGCAGGCTGACGCTCTGGTCGCTGAAGCTAAAACGGCGCACGCCAACGCCAAGGAAGTCAAGTCTGCCGCGGACGCCCGCGACAAGGACGTAACCAAGCGCGAGAAGGCGTTTGAAAAGGCGATGGCTGACCGCGAGGCGGCGGCTTCCGCGACTGAAGCGGCTGTCGCCGTGCGCGAGAACGAAGTCGCTGCGCGCGAAGCTAAGGTCGCTGCGGATCTTGCTCGCATCGAATCAGATCGTAATGCCCTCGACGCCCGCATTAAGGCGTTCCAAGACCGCGTTGCTTCTTTCTAAGGACTAGATAAATGGCCGACGTAAAAATTTCTCAGCTTCCTGCGGCTACTACTCCGGTAGACGGCACGGAAGTTCTGCCGATTGTGCAGTCGGCCACGACGAAGCAAGTTTCCATCGCTAACCTCACCGCTGGCCGCGCCATGTCGGCCACAAGCCTGACGCTCACGACCCCGCTGGCGGTCACGTCGGGCGGCACGGGTCTGGCGGCTGGCACGTCGGGCGGTATCCCTTATTACAGCTCGACGACGGCTATTACATCTTCGGCGGCTCTTGCGGCTAACGCGCTGGTCATCGGCGGCGGCGCTGGCGTTGCGCCCTCTACGACGACTACAGCGTCGGGCATTCTGACGTTCCTTGGCACGCCGTCATCTGCTAACCTTGCCGCCGCTGTGACCGATGAGACCGGCACGGGCTCGCTTGTGTTCGGCACGTCGCCTGCGCTTAGCGGCAACGTCACGCTAGATAGCGCTACGTTCTCGCCATCATCGCCCGGCACCAACGGCAACATGGCCATGACCGGCACGCTGGCGATGGGTTCTAGCTTCCTGCGGAACCGCATCATCAATGGCGATATGCGGATAGATCAGCGTAATGCTGGCGCGAGCGGAACGGCTGGTGCATATACAGTTGATAGATGGCTATTTAATGCCAGCTTAGCCACTAAAGGAACTTGGCAGCAGAATGCAGGTTCTGTCACTCCTCCTGTTGGATTTTCCAACTATCTTGGATTTACATCTAATTCCTCGTATAGCGTTACCTCAGGTGACTATTTTACGTTTGTTCAATTTATCGAAGGGCTAAATCTTCAAGATTTGGCTTGGGGGACAGTAAGCGCAAAAACGATTACGATTTCTTTTTGGGTTCGGAGTTCTTTAACCGGAACATTTGGCGGCGTCATAAATAATGGTGCGTTTAATAGGTCATACCCATTTACCTATGTAATAAACTCAGCAAATACTTGGGAACAGAAATCAATTACTATTCCCGGTGACACAACCGGAACATGGTTGACGACAAACGGGATTGGTATTTCGCTTCAATTGTCTATGGGTTCTGGGGCAACATACGCTGGAACGCCATCTACATGGGCGTCTACCGTTTATGCTTCAGCCACTGGTTGTCAGTCAGTAGTCGGCACCAACGGCGCAACCTTCTACATCACCGGCGTCCAGCTAGAAGTCGGCTCAGTCGCCACGCCGTTCGAGCGCAGGCAGTATGGCACTGAGTTGATGCTGTGCCAGCGTTATCTGCCGGCGAGCAAGGCAACAGTAGCAAGTGGAATTGTAGCAATCGGTCAGGCGTATTCGACTACTGAAGCGCTTGTGTCTATGCCGTTTCAAGTAACGCCTCGGACTAGTCCGACCGGCGCCATCGTTTCCTCTGCGGCGCATTTTTTATGCTGGCAAGCTAACGCAGGTGGGACTACGCCGACAGGCGTAATATTCAACCAAGCTAGTCTCACAACTGCGACCCTTCAAGTATCTGGTATGACAGGGCTTGTAGCCGGTAATTCAACGTCGCTTTCATTTGGAAATGCTTCTGGCAACGTATATTTCACGGGATGTGAGCTATGAGTGATCCAGTTTGGCAATACGCTGACCCTGACAACACAATCGTCATTCGAACGTGGCCGGATGGTCGACAGGAAAGCAGCCTTGTATCTGCGCCTGAAATCCAAGACTGGATTGACGAAGGCAACACGCCTAACCCATACGTTCCGCCGCCTCCGGCTATCCCGCAACAGGTTCCCATGTGGGCCGTCCGCACGGTGCTACAGAACGATGGCCTGTTCGATCAGGCGCAGGCGCTTATCAACGAGACAAGCGACAACGCGCTAAAGAACGTCTGGGAATATGGCAACTTTACCGACCGTAACTCACGGGCGATCAGCGTTCTTGCTATTGAACTCGGCCTGACCGAAGCGCAGGTAGATCAAATGTTCATTGACGCTAATAATCTTAGCGTCTAATGTAGACTTACCGACTAGCCGGATAGCTAGGTTAAGGAGAGCCGCGTGAGCGACGAGGAACAGGCTGTAGCGGAGATCAGCCCCGCGCCGGAACAGGAAGCCACGGCAGCACCTGAAACCGCTGATACGACGCCGGAGGAACAGCAGCAGACAAAATCGTTCTCTCAAGAAGAGTTGGACGCGATTGTCAGCAAGCGCCTTGCAAGAGAACAGCGCAAATGGGAAAGAGAGCAGGCCCAACGGCTTGCGGAGCAGCAGGCTAGACAGCCGGCAGCACCTCCACCTGCGCCGGATGATTTTGAGAACGCCCAGGTCTATGCGGAAGCATTGGCCAACCAGCGCGCTCAGGAACTACTGGCACAGCGAGAGGCCGCACAGCAGCAGGCGGCGATCTTGGAGTCATACCGCGACCGTGAAGAGGAAGCGCGGGATAGATACGAGGACTTTGAACAAGTCGCGTATAATCCCAGCCTCCCCGTCACGGACGTAATGGCTCAAGCCATCCAGGCTTCGGATATTGGGCCGGAGGTAATCTATTACCTTGGCTCCAATCCGAAAGAAGCCGGACGCATAGCCCGTCTGCCGCCTGTCTTGCAGGCGAAGGAAATCGGTAAGATCGAAGTCAATCTGACCTCGAACCCGCCGACAAAGCGCACATCATCCGCGCCCGCACCGCTTGCTCCTGTCACGGCTACCCGATCAAACTCAGGCCCACGGTATGACACGACTGACCCCCGGTCATTAAAGTCAATGTCAACGTCGGATTGGATAGAAGCGGAACGGCAGCGGCAGATCAAGAAGTGGGAAGCGCAAAACAGACGATAGACTAAGCCGCCATTGTCGGGTATGATTACTCGAAAATGGAGGTAGAAATGGAGAGTGAAAATCAAACTGCCGATGATCTGAAGCGGCAACGTAACAGAGAGGCGGCGGCGCGATACCGCGAACGAAACCGGGAAAAAGTCAATACGCGTATGCGCGATTGGCGGGAAAATAACCGGGAGAAATCCCGCGAACATGCCCGCGAATGGCGCAACCGAAAGTTAGCGAATGGAAGTCCTGAAGAAGTCGCCGCAATACGGCAAGCGGAACGGGACAAAACCAATCGACTTAACGCTCGGTGTAAAGAACAAGTATTTGCAGCTTATGGCGGCTATAAATGTTCTTGCTGCGGAGAGACTGAGCCTATGTTTCTATCTATAGATCACATAGATAACGATGGTGCCAAGGAAAGAAAATCAGGGCTTTACGCAGGAAGCGGAACAGCTTTTTACGGATGGCTCCGAAAAAATGGTTTTCCTACAGGGTATCAAGTTCTTTGTATGAACTGTCAGATAGGCAAACATAAAAACGGCGGCGTTTGCCCTCACCAGTCTTCTTAGCTTCTTGAAAGGACCACAAGATGAGTAACTCGATTCTTACGATCGACATGATTACCCGCAAGGCTTTGGAAATATTAGAAAACAACCTTGTCCTGACGCGTACCGTTAACCGCCAGTATGACGACTCTTTCGCCGTCGAAGGCGCTAAGATCGGCTCGACCCTGCG